TGCTTTGGGCCGTACTAAGTTGGAGGCCTTTGAGAGCGAAGAGTCAGCCTATGCTGCTGGAATGTTCTTTGCTAGTAATATGTTCGGCAACAAAAAGGCTGGCGAATGGTTGAGCGATAGCAACTATTACGCTGCAGACTTAAACACGAAAGACGACCTCAAAGGCGGTCTTTTCGTTCCCGCAGAGCTTGAGAACTCAATCGTTCGACTCGTAGAGGAGTACGGAGTTTTTCGGAAGTGGGCCAAAGTCTCGCCGATGGCCAGCGATAGAAAGGTAGTGCCAGTTCGACGATCTGGAATGACGGCTTACGCAGTCTCAGAGACTGATACGGCTAACGAAGGGTCCAATACTGGAACTCGTTCTAATCCAGAATACGATCAGGTTGAGCTGGTTGCCAGAAAATGGAAAGCTTGGCTCAAAGTTTCAGACGAGCTGAACGAAGACTCTGCAATCAGCTTGGCTGAAGAGATTGTAAAAGAGATGGCACAGGCTTTTGCTTACGCAGAAGACAATGCCGGATTTAATGGAGACGGGACATCTACCCACCACGGGATCGTGGGCTTGAAAACTGCACTGAACGCAGGCTCCAAGCTAGTCACGAGCAGTGGTGAGCTTGCATTCTCTGACCTCGTCATGGCTGACTTCGAGCAGGTTGTCGGAATGCTTCCTCAATACCCCGGTATTAATCCCGTTTGGTTCGTTTCGAAGCCCGGGTACTACGCATCTATGGAGAACCTCAAGAACGCTCTTGGTGGAGTAGACGGAGACGAGATTGGCCGAGGCCATAATCAGACCTTCTTGGGCTACCCAGTTGTTTTCTCAAACGCAATGCACAAAGGCCTGACCGATTCTGCATCAACTCCTCTCGTCTACTTTGGCGACTTGAGTATGGCCGCACTTTTCGGTGATCGTCGTGGCGTGTCGTTGTCCACCACCTCAGAGCGATTCTGGGATGAGGATGTCATTGCCATGAAAGCCTCAGAGCGATTCGACATCAACATCCACAGCCGTGGCGATGCATCAGACGCAGGTGCAGTTTGCTCAATCGTAACCGCAGCTAGCTAAGCTGGTTTTTAACTAACAAAGATAAGGAATTCAAACATGAGTAATGAATTACAACATTCACGATTTAAGAACTGCATTCCTCCGGCTGCGATTCTCGATAATGCCTCGGCAACAACCGTTGAGATCGATACGCTGGACGCAGACTACTTGACCGTGGTTCTGAATATTGGAGCGACTGACATTGCAATGACAGCGCTCAAGTTGACTGAGTCAGACACTGCTGGCTCTGGTCACGCAGACATCACTGGAGCAACTTTCTCTGGTGGAACTAACACTGACGGCACTGCTTTGGCACTTCCAAGCGCTACCGATGATAACCAAGTTTGTGTTTTTCAAGTTGACTTGAGAGGTCGCAAGCGTTACATCGATATCGTAGCAACTTTTGGGAATGGATCTGCTGGAGGTTTTATCGCTGGTACTGCTGTTCTCAGCAAGCACCACGTTTACATCTCGGCAGACACCGACATCGCAGATGGCGGGTGTGTGCGAGTTTAGCGTAATCTGCTAGATCGCTGGAGCCTCTCAGCCGTGGGGAGGCTCCTATTTTTTAATTAAGCTGGTGGACAAATGAAAAACCCATACGTGATAACTTCTGCTCCGGGGAGCGAGCCAGTATCGACAGCTGAGATGAAGACTTTCTTGCGAGTTGATTTCAGCGATGATGATACTCTTATCGGCACTTATGTCGAGGCTGCTAGGAAAGCAGTTGAAATCGAGTGTGGACTTGCTTTCATTACGCAAACTCGAAAGCTCACTTTGAGAGACTTTCCGACATCAGTTGAGAATAAGATATTCCTACCCGGATACCCAGTTCAGAGCATAACTCACATAAAATACTACGATATCAACGGTACGCAACAGACTTGGTCATCTTCAGAGTATCAGCTGCTCAATGAGGAGTCGGACTGGGTCGCGCTGAAATACGATCAAGACTGGCCTGACCATAGAAGCAATCACGACCCAATCGAGATAACTTACGTATGCGGTCACAGCAGCAGCTCCTCTTGGAATGAATCAGCGCTGCTTGCCATCAAGATTAAAGCGCAGATGATGTATGATTCTCTTGACACGAATCAGCTTAGGCGTCTTGAGAAGGCCTATGAAACCATGGCCAATACGAACTCGAAGCTAGATTGGTGGTCAGTGTGAAAGTTACTGACTTCACAGAAAAAGTAACAGTGCAATCCCCAAGTACATCTGTTGGGAGTCGCGGGGAAAGGACTGGATCTTGGACGACCCTTGGGACTAGAAGAGCGAGCGTAGTGTTCCAGACTGGATCTGAAAACTCTTCGGGCAATCAGACAAATGCAAATACAGTTTACGTGGTCAGGTTCAGATACAATTCATCGCTATCCATAAACACATCCTGCAGGCTGCTCTGGGATTCTAAGGAACTGTATATTATGAGCATCAGGAACGTAGACAACCGGAACGAGTTCTACGAACTGCGGTGCGGGCACAGTTATGAGGTGTAGGTGATGGCTAGACTTGGTTTCGTTGAGCTAATCTACAAAGAACAAATAAAACTCCTTGACAGGAAGCTTCGCAAAATTGGCGATAGGAAGATAATCGGCAAGTATGCTCGTCGAGCAGCAGCTGCATCAGCCAAGGTTATTCAGGCAGAAGCACTGAAGAGGGCGCCTGTAAAATCGGGCCTGCTCGAAGACACGATAAAAGTACGAGCTTACAAAGGCAAGGATAAGCGAAAGTGGTTCGGGCGTTCGGTAACTGCTGGCAACAGACAATCCTACTATGGTGCTTCGCTTGAGCAAGGAACCATAGAAAGGTACACCAGCCTCAATCAGTATCGCGGAAGGATTGATAAGAACAAGGAAGCGACCGGGGGAAAGTTTATGTACCGGAGCTTCAGGGCCAAGAGGAGGTTGGCTCTGCGCCAATACAGGGACACGCTAAAAACAAATTTGATGAATTTCAAAAGGAAGTGATATGGCAGACATTGATGAGAACATCATAGCGGTTTTGAAGGCAGACAGTGGCGTGTCAGACATCACAACGTCCATTCATATCAATGTGATTCCTGACAACAAATCCCTTCCCTACATTTGGATTCAAATGGCCGATAGGTCATACATACCAACCCTGCATTCTCATATTGGGCCTACAATATACACATACGAAATAGACTGCGTATCAAATGACGTTACTCAGTCCAAGGATTTGCAGGCGGCAGTCAACAGTGCGCTGGATGGAACAACAGCAGGAACTTTTGGCGACCAGAAAATAGCATTTTTGAATGCCTCAAGTCAAAACGATACATACGTAAGCAAACAAGGATTTGGAGATGACCCCGACCTCCACATCTCTAGCATAACAATCGAAGTTGGGGTTGATGGGAGAACCTAATGGCTTCGTTTTTTGGAAACTCGGTTACGCTTTTTGTCGATCATGATTCGAACGGAAGCTACACTCAGATCGGTCAGGTGCTGGACGCAACGCCTCCATCCAGATCGCACGAGATGGTGGATTTTACAGTAATTGGCGATACATACGAATCAATGCTCGCCTCTCCAGTTGAGAGTGCCGGTGAATGGACTTTCACCCTGCTGATGGATGCAGATGGTGCAGATCAGGTCATACTTGAAGGACTGGTAGGTGGGGCAGCAGTTCCCGGGAGAATGGTATTCCCCTTCTCGACTAAAAATGAGATGTCTTTTAATTGCATCGTCAAGGAAATGTCCGGCCAGCAGGTCGTCGGTGCTGACAGCATCAAAGTTCAGTTTACGCTGACGCTAACAAGTGCGCCAGCTTGGTCTTAAATTTACTTTTTAAGGAATCGCAATGTCACGGTTTGAAAGCATTGGGTTTCGCACTTTTCAGTCAAAGGTTGATAAGTGCGTTAATTTTAGAGAGTTAAGTGCAATGGAGAGGGAGGTCTTCTCAAGGATGGCACACCCACCTGCAGGAGAAACGGCTCAGATTAAAGAGTCGGAGTTCAGGCAGTATGTAGTCGCCTCCCTTGGCTGCGATAAATCCGGGGATAGGTGGGCTTCGCTCACTTCTCCTGTAAGCAGGGAGTTCGAGCAGGTTCTGGATGAGATAGGACAGATGCCCGACTCGCATCTCGAAGGCCTGTTCAATGAAGCGTACCCTCTGCTGATGGGGGAAGACCCCGAAAAAAAGTAGAGTCAGCTTGGCGTCGATGGGAGTGGCGCCGAGCTATTGAAAACGGGATGACAAGGGAGCAGTGGATGAGCAGTATATCGTGCAATGA